CTTGAATCGTTTTAATCGGTGACCAGGTAAACACCCATATCTTTCGATTCGATGATTACAAAGCCGGTTACAGGGCGCAGACTGCCAGTCTCTTCACCGGATGCGAGGATTTCAGCATCAGCAAATTCGGGATTCTCTGCGATCTCTTCTTGAAGCATGTTGATCAGTTCTTTGATTTTCATTTGTCTTCCTTTTGGCTAGGGTATGGAAAAGCGCCTATCTTTGGAGCCGCTTCCATATTAATTTTTTCTTCTTTCACCCATGGAGTAATAGCGATCTCATCGAATACTTCGGTAGGACGGCGATTTTCCATCTGACGAATGATTTTTCGCATACGGACCGCAGGCATTTCTACGGTATGTCGTTCGCGATGTGCAGTAGAATGGATGCTCCAGGCATTCTTGTGACACTTTAATGTCATGTTCCATGCTTTCAACTGCTTATCCACCGTATGACGGTAATGTGCTAACCATTCCTGTGCTTTGCCTTCTTCCAGGATGGAATTGATAAGCCATACAAGACAAAAAAGACCGCAGAGAAAAAGAATAGCGACTATTACTGGATTTTCTGAAATCATCATTTACCCCTTAACACGGATTGACGCGGGCGCATGGTAGCGCGGGCGGGTTGTTTATATTTCGGTAACTTGTAGGCTACTGGTTCACAGAACTCATTAAGTTCCGCAAAGCCAATCGGCGTATTCCAAACATCATTGAAGTTGATCTGCCGATTCAATTTTTCGAGGATTGCTGCACCCACACTGACCGCATGTGGAGAATTGTTCATAAACACAATCTCACGAACGCGGTCAATTTCCGGCTCTTCATCATCAACCCGGATGATCTCGACTCCGTGTTCAGCCAGTTTTTGTTTTATCTCGTCGGTCAAAGCCGATTCGATATACCCGGACACCATTACCGTGACAGCTTTAGCATCGCTTCCCATCATTAGCGCCCCCAGACAGCTTTATCAATCAGGCCCAGGACGAACATAAACGAGTTGACAGCACAGTAACCCAGAAGCGAAACGCCTACAGCCAGGGAGACGCCCAACCAGATTTTTCTTTCGTAGTAGGCGTACATCAGAACACCCATTAAGATTTCACCGATACCAGGTTTACGAGATTTCATAATATATCCTTAAAAGTTTCCATGCGCCCAATATACAAAAAGGGTTGCCCGAAAGCAACCCTTATTTTACTTCTGAATGCTCTTTTCGTCGATCTCATCGCCTTCCGGTGCATCTTCGATACACAGTGCATAGCGTCGGGCATAAATCAGCATCAGTGCATCTTTCGCGCAGTCGTGGATCGAGTCGTGCTTAACGAAGCCGTCCAGCATACCAACACGTAGAGGAACCATAGTAACCCCACGCGCAAGTAACCGGTTTTCAATTGCGGTTCGTACGTCGCGACTGTTCCAGAACACATTAGGCGCTACGCCTTTGGTATCGAAGCCGCCTGCGAGTGTGCGCAGGATATCGGTCAGGAACGTTCGGTCAAACTCAGGCCCGCGACAGTAGTCCAGAGACTGCCAGTAGCTGATGCCGTCTTTCTTCAGGTCCGCTAAGAATTGCTTATGGCCTTCCAGCAATTCCAGATCGTCGGCAGAGGGTTTCAGAATCAGTTTTGCTTCTGCGCTCTGCTTCCTCCACCATTCAATCGTACCAGAATCCGCCAATCGGTCTGTCTGCGCCTTCAGGTTGAATTTATACTTTCGACCCCGTGACACCAGTTCCATGAACGTAGGCGGATGATACGGATCATCAATAAACGGCACGTAACTCAGTTCGATGATCTTGCCTTTGGGAGGCGGTCCGATGCATTCGTAATCGAATACAAAATCTACCGGCAACCCACTCATGCACCCACCTCGGGGAAATCAACCCAGCACATGCAGTCAAGTTGTTCCTGCGTTAATGGGAAGGAGAATTCAGCGTTTAACCACGCAGGAACATTATCGAACTGATTCAATGCGTGAATTAAATCACAACGCAAGGTTTCGATGATAAATCCAGAATCGATGTCTATATGCTCATGGTCTTTTGCTTTCGCAAGCAGAGGAATCAATGCAGATGCTTTTTCTTTATTGATAGTTACCATTCTTCGCCGCCTTCTTTTTCCAGCATTACGCAGATCCAGGTTAACGTTTCTTCGTCAACTTCGACCCCTTGTGCTTCCATACCGATTTGCATACCAAATCGGATACCAGAAACAACCTCATTGAATCTGTGCGTAGTCTCTACCCGATTCAGGAAACTATCAACCATTTCTTTACCGTCGGAGATTTCTAGCTCAGGCACGCAGCGTAATTTAGCGGCCAGGGTGATTGCGTCACCTGCTTCTAAGATAATTTTACCCATGATATTTTCCTCAGAAAGGGCCGAAGCCCTTAGATATAGTTTGCCTGGTAGCGTGCGCGGGTCAGTCCCACATACAGAAGTTGCTTACACAGGTCATAGTCAGCATAAGATAACACGTCACGAGTATAAAGGAAACCATTATCGTACGTGCTTCCCTGCGATTTGTGATACGTGCAGACCGGCAGAGCCTTAACGTTCTGAAACTTGTTTTTCAGATCCCAGAACTCGTTCCATGGTGCGCGACCATTGGTCCGTTGTTTATACGCCTTGTACGTGCCAGCGATATACGAGAGATATTCCTGGAAGCGCTCGCGCATCTTCGGATCCACGATAACCTGAATATCTGCATTCGTCTCTTCAAAGATTGAATGCGTCTTCAGCAGGAAGTAATCAATCACCAGCGGCTGATCGCACATCTTAACCCGGATGGTTTCGGTGCGCGGAATAATCTGGTCGATCTGGATCTGCTCATTGTTGTTGTAAATGATTTCGGTGAACTTCTTACCGTCCATATACATTTCAGCGATCAGTGGTTCCTGCATCACAATTACTTCATCAACGATGAACGGTTCCTCTGTTTTATACAGATACTTTCTGATCGTCGAGTTCAGCTTATCTACGTTTTCGTTGGTGTAGGCAAACATGCGGTTTTGAAACAGGTCGTCGGGCGTCTTAACCTTGCTGAAATAGTTCAGCAGGAAGCTCCTGGCGTCGTCTTGCTTAAAGACCCCTAAATCACCCACGGATAAAGGTGCCAGCGGCTTACCGTCGCGTACAGCGCGTGATACCTGAATGATCGGGTTGCCTTCCGCCTGGCGCATTACCTTATCCATCACCAGAACATCAAAGATCTCTTTGTCAAAGAACGGGCTGAGTTCGATAGCACCATCAGAATCGACCGGCCTGATCTGGTCTTTATCACCCAGACCCAGGATCACGCAGTGAGAAGGCAGACTCTTACGAATGATACGGAACAGCGGAGTTCCGACCATAGAGACCTCTTCGACCACAAACACGCGACAGGCGGACAGGTCGGGGGCTTTCTTTCCCTTCACCTGCTCAAAGGTGCGGATCTCTTCGTTCGTTACCGGACTGATTTTCAGTGCAGAGTGAATCGTTGAAACATCCATGCCGGTCGCAGCCGAAAGCACGTTCTTTGCCTGGTGAGTCGGAGCAGTCATAACGATCCCGCTCATACCCATGGATTTCAGGGTATTGAAGATAACACCAATCAGCGTTGTCTTGCCGACACCGGGTCCACCCGTGATTGTCGTATGGACTTTGTTTTGAATGTTCTGGATCACCTGATCATGAACGCGTTTTTGGTCCTCGGAAAGATCAGCATAAATGATTTGCGTTTTTGGCTGGTCTTCTGGGGTGATGATTTGTTTTTCATCAGGGAGAATTATCTGTGTCATACGGTCAACGTGACCCCTTTGATATCTGAATTGGCAAGGAACCAGCGCATTTGCTGCTTCTTCTCTTCGGGCCATTCACTAGGCTCCGGTATGTTTCGGAAACGGTCCAAAAGCCCTTTCTTTTTGACGATCTGCGTTGTTTTTAGCAGACGGGTTCTGTACATCCCTCTGAGGTAATCGAGTTCTTCCCGTGCTTCTTCGAGGGTGTTATACAGCACGGGGGGTTTGGATGGAATAGACACAAAAGGGATTACAAACCCTTCTTTATCCTTCACCGTTATCACAAAGTATTTCTGTATCATTTTTAGCCTTCACAAGTATGTAAAAGAATCCGATTACCCATATTGCAGAGCATAGCATAAGCAACCATGGCCTGTCGATTCCTTCGACCTCAAAGACGCAGGAACCGAACAGGTAAGTTACCGCCATGCTACCAACATACATCAGGGCGATGGTAAGCAGGAGCAATGGCAGTTCAATCAATAGTTGTTGCTCCAGCGACGGATATTTTCGGCCTGTTTCAGAGCGTACAGCTTAAAGATGGCTTCAGAGTCCAGACCCAGCGCCAGGAATTTGCACATAAAGAAGTGCCACTGATCGATCAGCTCGAAAGCGACTTCGAGGCGGTCGGACTCACTCAGATCTGCGTATTTGGTATTTCGCTTTTCCAGATGATTCGCTTTCCACGGTTTCCAGACACCAGAAGCGGCTTTCGCACCTGAAGACATGCCACCCAGAGCGGTATAGAGTTCGCGGGTCTCATCTGCAATCGCATCATCCTGATTTTTCAACCAGTCGAGGATTTCACCGCACGTTTCCAGCTTACCCGGACGCGGAACCCATTCCAGCGTATTTGACAGATGTTCCTGTGCCTGGTTTTGGAGGTCAAGCATATATTGCAGAGGATCCTTTCCTTCTGCACGCAGATTTTCCAGTGTGCCGGTTACCAGAGCAAGATCCTGTTCGGTTACCAGGCCAGCGCACGCGTTGAATACAGGTTGTTTTTCAATAGTCATAATTATCTCGTTTTCATAGGTGATTTGTCCCATGCCTTGAATCGCAGTTTTGCGGTCAGGCCGGATACGGTGTTTTCTTTCAGGTATTGCATGATCTGTTCTTTGGTCGCGCCGTCTTCCTTGATCATCTCGTTAATGTCTTTGGCAGACCATGGCGCTTTGTCCCACAATACAACCTTTTCTCCACCCTCAATCAGCGATTTAAGGCGGCTGGTAGTGTCTGGGTGACGTGGTTCATTATCAAGCACCCATACGCGCATGTTCTTATAAGGAACGTCGCTAAGGGCCATTTGACCGCCAGTAATCGCACCGGCATTATCAACGAACAGACTATCAATCGGACCTTCAAGCAAATAAACAGGTTTTAGGGAATCAATGGTATCTTGCCCGTAAACCTTTGTCGAGTGTTCATTTGCTTTTATGGTGATATATTTCGCGTTTGCATCAGCACGCAGAGCACGACCCTGGAACGATTCGATCTTCCCGTCTTTATCAAAGATAGGGATCACCAGGCGCGGCTCTGGTTTTGGGGTCGGATAGGTTGCGATTTTCACGCTGTTAACCAGTTGTTGCCACTCACGCGTAAACCATAATCGATTGAACTTATCGCGAGGGATACACCGGTTCAGGGCATATTTTACGATAGGGTGTTCGTCCGGCATTTTATCCAGGCGTTCGCAGAACTCCAGCTTAGGGATAAACTCTTTCTTTGGTTCAGGGGTTTTGACTTCTTCTACCGGCTTGCGATCCTTGAAGGATTCCATCAGATAGGCGCGGTATTCGTCAGGATAGTTATCCTTCAGGAACACGCTGAACGGTTTGTTATAGCCGCAGTTGAAACAACCGGCGTTGTAGTGGTCTCCCTGCTTCGACGGGTAGATCCAGAAACGCTTTTTGAATTTGTCGTTGCGGGAGTCTCCGCACATCGGACAGCGGGCATTAATTCGGAAGTCCGAACCATTACGCTTAATCTCCGACATGTGAAGACTTCCCATGATCTGCGAAGCGAACTGAATATCAAGATACATAATCTTCTCTCAAATTTCGTGATGTATTATTCTGAACAATCGCAGACGTTTTGTCAATCCTGGTCTTTCAGGATCGGGCGATGCTTTTTCTTTTTCTTCTTACTGCTCGGGAGTGTTTCCGGTCCCGGACGCGTAATATCACCGCTCGTTTCACCTGAAGCAATGCGACCTGCATCACCGCCAGAATCACCGGCTACCATTTCTTCGGTCAGTGCCTGGCGCAGGTCAGGGAGATTCATCATAATCTCTTCGTGATCCTGCTCGGTGAGATTGAACCGGTTCCGCAGGCTGTCGTAGCTGCTGGTCAGGTTCATGAAGCCGGACATATAAGGGACTGAGTTCAGACGGCGCTTAAGGTGACGCACAGACCGGTGAAACGGTGAGTATGCGGCCTTCTCTTCGTCGGTCTTAGGCAGTCTCAGAACTTCCCCTTGTCCGTCGATGATCCCCAGCTTATATGCGGTCCACTCTTCCCATGATTTTTTCAGAAGGCGGATCATGCGCACGCTGTAGGTTAAATCCATGTTTTTGATCAGTTGGTCATTCATTATTCTATCCTAAAGTCAAAGGTTGCAGAAGAAATGGGCTTCTCTGGTTCTGGCTCAACGTCCGGCACAAAATCACAACAGACGATTTCACAGATAGGCGAAACACCGTTCCATTGATCTTTATATATCCCGGTATCAACCCCGCAGCCAGGCTCCATCTTGATGCCGGTATCCTTTTCGAACTTCTCGACCTTGCTGGATTTACTCCATTCAAAATATCGATTAGCCGAATACTTGAAGCCGGAAGACTGTTGCGGGATAAGAAAAATACCCATCCGGGCGATCTGGCTGGCTCGGTCAATCACTTTGAACTCAAACTCGGAACCGGTATATTTGCCGATCCAGTCGGAGGTTTTGATCTTGCCGAACGGCGGGTTACTGATGCACATATCAAACGTCTTGCCCAGATCGGTCGATAAGGCGTCTCCGTGAATCCAGTCAGCCTCTGGTACGATACGCTTACCCAACTGATAGTAAGTGTGATTCAATTCAACACAGACCATCTCACGCGGTTTGGCGTAATAGTGGTGATGTACCTGGGCGAAAGAAAGCATACCAATACCGGCGCACAGGTCAACCATTGACCCATCACACTGGGCGTCTACACGGAAATCATTAGCCAGACCCATAGGCGTGAAGAATGCCCCGAGTTCGCTGTTGTTCGTGTATGCGCCTTCATGAAAGTTTTCAAGGATAAACACCTTCTCTTCATAGGTCAGGGGCTTATCCGAGTTTACCAGATCCAGAATCTGATTATGCTTTTTCGTTTCCTGCTTTGTCAGCTTCGCCATTGTCCCAGGTCCATAACAGTTTTTCTTCGATTACGTAAAAATCCCAATCATCAACATGACCAGATTCCCAGTCGCGATGATAGTTTATATCGCAGATCCACTCATAGACGCCAGGAGCTACATCGGTGTCGATAGGCAATCCGAGTTCTTCCGCGCTGGAACCGCATTCGAAGAAAGAATCATGAATATAAGGGCGCGACAGCACATGCACAAGACCTTCATCATCAACCGCGACGATCCACTTCGATCCGTGTGGGCTATCAAACTCGGGTTCTGCCTCTGGCTCTGCCTCTCTGATTTTGATGAACGCGTTTCGAATATTAATATCATGTATGTCCATGATTTTACTCCAATAAAAAGCCCCAGTTAAGGGGCTGGTATTATTTGCGCAGGGTTTTGAGTTCTTCTTTCACGCCGTCTTTCATGGCGTTGATTGTGCTTTTGAATTCATCGCCACCGTATACGGCAGAGAACAGCAGTAAGAAGACCAGAAGAATCGCAGAACCGGCGATAATAAACAGAGGTTTAATCAACAGGAAAGCGATTGGAATCAGAGCCAGCCACATAGGGAATGGATATCCCAACCAGACGTTGACGCCCGCGATTGCTGCTGCTGCGATAATTGCTTTCATGATAACCTCCGTTTGTTTAGTGTGTGAGTAATATATCACACACTAACGGAAAGTACATTACTTTTTCGTGTACTGGACTGCTACTTTACAAATCTCGACGAAACACGTTCCGAGGAAGACCATAGTCCATACCGCAGCCATTCCGAGCAGAACCGCGATCACGATGTACACCGGCAACAGGAGAGGTAAGGTTACCGCCCACCATGACCATGCGATTACGCCGGTCAGCTTAAGAACCAGAAACACTACGAATACAACAAACAGCATCGGTAGTGATATATTAAATCTCATTATTACCTCATTAAGGGCCGAAGCCCTTTGTTTACATTTCAATGTTTGCGATTGACGCCATTTTATTCCGGTTGGCTTCTGCCTGGCGGAACATCGGACCCTGAGTTTCCTCAACGGTCTTAGGCATCGCGTTACCGTGGAAATCTGCTTTGAACCCAACATCGCTGTTGTCGGTATCCATCCAGCGCTGATTGCCTTTGCGAACTTCGAGTTTGAAGTGATTGAAGAAGTTCTTATCGCCATAACGCGATTTGATCTGCTTCATCAACTGCAATCCCTGATCCGCAAGTTCGTCCGTCTCGATCACCGCCAGGATAAAGTCAGCGGTTGCTGCAAGACCGGCAGATTCTGCAATGTCGCTCATGTTCATATCCGAGCTATCCCACGCTCCACGGGTAGTCTGAGCACCAGACCATAACACGGCTTGTTCTTCGACTGCAAGTCCGCGCAACTCTTCTGCAATCGCTTTAACGATGGTATACGAGTTCTCACCGCCTTTCATGCGCGTAGACAGGCAGATACCCAGGTAATCGACAATGATTACATCTGCTTTGAACTGCTTCTTCATCTTCAGCTCTTTCACAAGGGCTTTGAAGTGGTTGGCATGTGCTCCGCTCGTTGGGTACTGCTTCACGATCAGGCGACCGACTTTGCGACCCTTCAGTTTTTCCATGCGGTTTTTATAGTCCACAAACTGAATATTGCCGTTGTCGATATCGTCCATCGTCACATCAAGCAAGTTCGCATCGATACGCTTAGAGCAAACGTGTTCCGCCATCTCCATGGAGATATACAGCACGTTATAGCCCTTCTGAAGGTAATCAGAGGCCAGGCTACACAACCCGAGGGATTTACCCACGTTGACGCCAGCAAGCAGCAGGTTAAGCGTACCGCGCTCTGCTCCGCCTTTGGTGATCGCATTCAGGATAGGAATACTGAATGGCACCTTCATTGCTTTTGATTGATACAACAGCCAGCGCTTTTCGTAGTCCTCGAAATAGTCATGACCCACAGAAGAATCAAACGTAATCGACAACGCATCCGACATCAGATCCTCAATGGCTCCAACGTCCGGCAGTTTCTTATCACGTTCTTTCTCTGGCTTCTCTGCGTTTGCCTGGATTTCGATTGCTTTGGATAGCGCGTTATACATCGCCTTTTCTTTGCAATACGATTCAGTCTCTTTGATCAGCCAGTTCAGGTCTTCAGGAGCATTTGTCAGACTCTTGATCATGCGCTTAGTGTCGGTTAGTACCGCATCACTGGTTTTCTGTTTTTCTACTGCTACTTCCAGCGCAGTAGTTGAAGGAATCGCGTTATACTCGTTAACGTGATTGCTGATGATGTCGAAAAGATTACGGGCAGTACCTTCGAAGTATTCAGGCTTTAAGTGGGGCCATGCCTGAACAAAATACGTGCCATTGTAAAGCAGGTTGGAAAATATAGTATCGACGATCATTACTACCTCTTAAACTAAACGGCTAAACAACATAAGAAATTCAGTTGCTTTATTTTTGAAACGTTCCCAGCGAGTAATCTCTGGTTTTGGTACATCATTGATCTGCTCCTGGATTGCAGCATGAACCAGCGGGATCAGGGCTTCTTTGTTGTCGTCCGGCGTGCTGAACTCAACCTGAAGCTTTCCGCCCTCGTAAAAGATTTTATGAACGTAAACCAGATGACTTTGGCCTGCTTCGTCGATTACAAGAATCTCCTGAATCACGTCGCTCAACGCTTCATCCAGCTTGTTTTTTGCTTTCTGCTCAATATCCATTATGGATCCTTAAAGTAAGGGGCCGAAGCCCCTTATGATTAATCGATCAGTTGTTCTTCCAGATCGTCAGGTACATCAGCACCGATAATATCCTGAGAGGTAGAGCCTTGCAACTCTTCATCGTCAGAATACAGATCATCCAGCGCTGACCCGTCATGCATTTCTGAATCAGGGATTTTGTATTTCGCTTCTACCGCGTCGTTGAAAGCCTGGTGTTTGAACAGAGGTTTCCAGAACTCCACGCAGTTGGTGTCGGCTTCACGCCATTTCTTTTCTTCCGGGACCATCTCACCGGTTTCCGCATTCAGGAATGAACGAGAGCGCCAGCCCTTTGTCGGGGTAATAACGAAGCCCAGATCCATCGCAAGTTCAATCAGGCCGGAATACATGCTGATACCGCCTTCATACGTAACGCGTAGAGGGAACTTTGATTTCTCTTTCACGAAGCGCGATTTCTCAACGTTCATGATGAAGTCATAGCCCGCTACCTCGGTCCCTTCTTTCACCTGCTGTTTGCCCAGGATGATCGCGGTGTCCGCAGAGTACATCAGGCCAGTACCGCCAGAAATCACTTTCTTACTGTACATTTCCTGAGTGTCGTACGTGTGACAGATACAAACCATCGGGATATCGATATCAGTCAGGTATGGGGTAACCATACGGAACATACCCTTAAGCGCCTTAGCGCGGGTCATATCCTGCTTATCGTTATCAGACAGTGCGTCCGCCATCTCTTTCTTACTCGCAGTGTTACCTACGGAGTCAACGAAGATGATGACCTTATCGCCACGTTCCAGCTTATCCAACTGGCTCACCACATCATTACGCAACTGTTCAACAGTGGTGATGCGGGTATAGATAACGCGATCCGGGTCAACACCCATCGATTTCAGATAAGACTTAGTAACACCTTTCTCTGAATCGTAGAACAGGCAAACAGCTTCAGGATCTGCATTCAGATACGACGCGACCGCGACCAGACCCAGATTCGATTTAAAGTGCTTCGAAGGACCGGCGATAAGAGTCAGACCAGAGGTCAGACCGCCCTGAAACTTGGCAGACAGAACCAGGTTGAGGATTGGTACGCGGGTACGGGTGATCGTGATGTTGTTGAACACGTTGCTTTCTGACAGAACAGAAGTGGTATCACTGTTTGAGTTCTTGATAAGTTTTTTGATTAGTGCTTTAGACATTTATTTTATCCGGTTTCAATTTTCATTGGCATCATATATATCTCACAAGTTTATGAAAGGGGGCCGAAGCCCCCAGGTCAGAAGTCGAACAGGTCAGACAGACTCGCCCGTTTGATATAGTCAATCTTACATGCTTGTGTCATGGTTTGCAACGGACTAACCACATGTTTTTCAAACATCGCGTTGTAATCCACCCAGCGCACGATGTCATCGTGGATAGCGTCAGGAATACGAGCACCTGATTGCCAGGCGATGCAATCTGCTTGCCATGGGTTTTTAGCAGACAGCGGGAGGATCATCACCTTCTCACCTTCCTGAATCGGGTCGATACCTGCGATCCCTTTGGTGAAGCGGTTGAAGAACAACACGCCTTTGATGTGATTCGGTGTACCCTTCAGCGGGTGACCGGTCCCATCGTTCCATTTCGAGATATTGTTCGCAGAAGATACGCCAGCGATCTCGCGGTAGTCGAGTTGCTTATACTGCTTCTCGAATGCCTCATAGTGTGCATGTAAGGATAATTCACCCTCTTGCAACACACGGCGGATTGCCTCTTTCAGGAACTTCTTAACCGCTACTGGAGTGCTTGATCGCTGCGTCTCCATGCCCATGATTTTAAGCTTAGGCTTTTCGTAGCGTGTTCCTTCTGAGTCCCATACGTTCGCTGCATAGCGTTTCTTCGCGGTCCAGAAGCTTCCCAGACCCTCAGAACCCAGCGGAGGCCCAGAGATGATTTCGCGGTCCATGAACATTTTGTTTTCCATGTTGTTCATGTAAACGCAAAGCTCTTCGGTTGCCTTCTGCAACATCGGCTCCATCTTCTCGCGCCCGAACTTATCCAGGAAGTCGATCCACTGCTTATCGTCTTTAAACCGTCCCGGTCCACCGACTTTATCGATCACGCGGTCAACGCACACATACAGGGAATCCGTATCAGCATATTTCACATAGCCTTCCGGGTTCTCACCACACAGGCCGGTAAGATATTCGTTTACCTTGCGTTCAGTCCACTGAATAGCCAGTTGCCCGAACATCGTGATCGCTGATGCGTTTCGAATATCAAAGTAACGGAAGTGCTCATTACCCAACGCACCATAAAGGCTGTTGATTGAGATCTTACGGTTAAGCTGTGCCGTGTTACACTGAGAGATTTTCTTCTCACAGAGTTTCATATAGGATTTCAGCGTGCCTTTGTTCATCCGGGCAATAACTGCCTTGTCTTCGTCGGTGAAGTCAACAGTGAAGTCAAATTCATGATGGAATGCTTCGTCGCCTGGATGCTCAACGTAATGCTTGAACACTTCCAGATTTCGTTCAGCAGTCATCATGCGTTTCTTCCACACCTTACGCTGATGAAACACCTTCTCGATCTCGACGGGGATCACACCTTTAAATTCTTTGGTGAAACTCA